ATTTTGGTTTGATTGAAACACAAAATCAACATCATACTAGACTACAATTAATGGAATCCGATGTTAGAGATAACACAGAGTTTAGAATTAAATGGCCTAGAGGTTTAATGGGTTCTTTACCTGCAGATTCAGAACAATTTATGTTGATTGAAGATCTATATAAACAAGTAGAAAAAATGCAACAAACACAAGAAATGAATATGACTAATAAAGTTAATATAGAATTTTTAATGAAGCAGTTAGATAAGGCTCAAAAAGATATAGAAAAATTAAAAGACAAACAACGGGAGTTTGCTAATGGAAACGGTTATTAGTAGTGTTGTTGCTCTCTGTATGTTTATTGCAGGAGAACTGCAAGAACACAGAATACAAGAGTCTATGTCAGATTGTTTGAAGGGAAAACGTCTTGCGGAACGTGATGTAAATGTTAATATTCAGTACATGTGCGGCGCTGTAGAAGCAGAGCTTGAAAAAAATATAGATGGTAGTATAAGTATAAAAAGAATTATAAAACCAAAATAATGAACCTTTCCCGTAATTTTACTCTACAAGAGTTAATCAAATCGGACACTGCGGTACGATTAGGGGTGGATAACAATCCTAATGCCAATCAAATTGAAAAATTAAAATTATTATGTGAAAATATACTTCAACCGGTACGTGATCACTTTGGTCCAGTGACCGTGACTAGTGGATTTAGATCTCCTGATCTTTGTCTTAAAATAGGTAGTTCAATTACTAGTCAACATACAAAAGCAGAGGCTTGTGATTTTGAATGTCCAGGAAAAGATAATGCTGAAGTTGCAGATTGGATTTATAAGAATTTAGATTTTGATCAAATGATTTTAGAGTTCTATGTTCCAGGAGAACCTAATAGTGGATGGGTTCATTGCAGCTATGTTTTAGAAAAAGGAAGAAAACAATTCTTGCGAGCTTTTAAAGAAGATGGTAGAACTAAATATAAACCAATAATAGGAAAGGCAGTGGATTTAGTATAATGGCAATATCAAGATCACAAATGACAAAACAAGTTGAAGGTCAATTAAGAGGAGCAAGAAAAAAGAAAGCTCCTAAAGGATATCATTATATGCCTAATGGCAGATTAATGAAGGACAGTGCTCACAAGAAAAAGAGATAATCAAGACATTTACTGGCTAAGTTAAAAGTGGTACAATGAATTACGTTGTACAACTTAAAAAGGCTTAGACGCAATGACTAAACTATGTGCTAGAGGCAAAGCGGCCGCTAAAAGAAAATTTAGAGTATATCCTTCAGCATATGCTAATGCCTATGCGTCTAAAATTTGTGCAGGCAAAATTAAGGATCCTTCTGGTATGAAAAGAAAAGACTGGGGACCTAAGAAAGCTAAAACAGGAGATTTAATGAGTAAAAAAATTATTGTACCTAAAAAGAAACCAAAGAACGAAAAAAAACAAGAGAAAGCAAAAGGCTACATCATAAGTGATGAAAAAGGAATGCAGATGCATTACGAACCAACACCTAGATATAGTGATGGAGGCATGGCTCGTGGAGGTGGATGCGCGATCAAAGGGAAAGGATTTAAAGGTGTCTTTTAATGAGTTTAAAAAAATGGTTCAACGAAAAATGGGTGGACATTGGGTCTCCAAAAAAAGGGGGCAAATATCAACCGTGTGGAAGAAAGTCTGTGAGTGGGTCAAAGAGAAAGTATCCAAAATGCGTGCCTTTATCAAAAGCAATGTCCATGACAAAATCAGAAAAGGCGAGCGCAGTAAAGAGAAAGCGCCAAGCCCCAAACACTGGCCCTAGTCCTACTAACGTCAAGACGTTTACTAAGCGTTACTACGGTGGTATGATTGATGTATAAAATTTAAAGGAGAAAATTATGCTAAAAGGTAAACAAAAAAATCTAGATAAAAATAAAGATGGTAAAATTACTGGTGAAGATTTCAAAATGATGAAAGCTAAATACGGTAAAATGATGAAAGCTAAAAAAGGTGTAATGGTTACAGGTAAAAAAGAAGAAGATGAATATTCTAAATATGTAAAATCCATTAAACTCCCAGACGCAAAAGATGTAAGAGATGTAGTAAAAAACAAAGCTATGGGTGGTGAAATGAAATCTACTCAAGGTTACGGAGCAGCTAGAACAAGTGGTATGGGTTTACAGGATGAAGATTTAATTCCAGGTAAGTCTATGGACTACTATAAAGATTTAATGTAATGAACTATGGCAACATCAGGAACTACCACATTCGATCTTCAGATCGATGATATTATTGAGGAAGCATATGAAAGATGTGGAATCAGGACTAATAGTGGTTATGATCTAAGAAGTGCCAGAAGAAGTTTAAATCTTTTATTTGCAGAGTGGGGAAACAGAGGCGTTCATCTTTGGAAAGTTGAACTGAATGAACAATTATTAACTGCTGGAACTGCAACTTACAATGTGGCTTCAAATGTTAATGATGTATTAGAAGCTTATATCTCAACAAGTTCTACTGCAGGAAACTCATCTTCTACAAACGATATCGCATTAACTAAAATAGATAGATCGGCTTATTCAGCTCTACCTAATAAATATGCAACTGGACAACCTTCACAGTATTATGTGAACAGACAAACAACTCCAACAATTAGTTTGTATTTAGCTCCCGATGCATCAACTTATACTTATTTAAAATATTATACGATTAATAGAATCGAGGACGCTGGTTCGTATACCAATACTGCTGATGTTGCTTATAGATTTTTACCATGTATGTGTGCAGGACTTGCTTATTATTTATCACAAAAAAAAGCACCAGATAGAATACAAGTTTTAAAACAATTATATGAGGATGAGTTATTAAGAGCATTAAATGAAGATGGCTCTAGAACTTCTGTTTATATATCACCTCAAACTTATTTCGGAGATGGTGTATAATGAGTTGGGCTACTGGTAGAAGATCTCTTGCTATATCCGATAGATCTGGTCAAGCTTTTCCATATAAAGAAATGGTTAAAGAGTGGACAGGTGCTTTAGTTCATATATCTGAATATGAACCTAAACATCCACAATTGGATCCACCATATCATAAAGCAGATGCAGTTGCTTTAAAGAATACTAGATCACAAGACTTTCAACAAAATACTTTAATCGATGGTGTGATTGCATCTTCTGGAGGACAAGGAATGATTAATGCTAATTTAACTTTACCAGGAGATTTTGCTTTTATTACTCAAGGAACTAGTGCTATGACACCAGCGGATCCTTCTTTACAAAATAGAAGAAGACAAGCAAAAATTTTTATTAATTCAGTAACAGTGAGTATTACATAATGGCTATAACTTATTCAGATTTTTTAACACAAGTAAGAAACTATACAGAAGTAAGTAGTAATGTTTTAACAGATTCAATTATTCAAGATTTTATTAGATCCGTTGAACTAGATATTGCAGGCAAAGTTGATTATGATGATTTAAGAAAATATTCCACTTCAACATTCACTTCTGGAAATAGATATGTAAGTCTTCCAGCAGATTGTATGGTTATGAGATCTGTACAAGTAATTAATGGAAGCGATAGAACTTTTTTAGAAAAAAGAGATACTAGTTTTATTTCTGAATATAATAATAGTGGTGCAACAGGTCTTCCTAAATATTGGGCTAATTGGGATGATTTTAATATAGCTGTGGCACCTACACCAAATTCTGCATATACTGTGCAAATTAATTTTATAATTGATCCACCACAGTTTACTTTATCTAACAATACTTATCTTTCTACTTATCAAGAGTCTATGTTATTACATGGTGTTTTAACAGAAGCTTTTAGATATTTAAAAGGTCCTATGGATATGTACAACTTGTACCAAACAAAGTATACTGAAGAAGTACAAAATTTTGCTCTTCAACAAATGGGGAGAAGAAGACGTGCAGAATACGATGATGGTGTACCTAGAATTAAGGTTGATTCACCATCACCATAAAATTAATTAAAGGAGAATAATTATGGCAATAACAACAAATGCAATTTGCAATTCATTTAAAAAGCAATTGATGGGTGGTGAGCATGATTTTGATAGCGGTGGAGATACATTTAAATTAGCAATGTATGTTTCTACTGCTACATTAGGAGCATCGACTACTAACTATTCATCATCTGGAGAAGTAACTTCACCATCAGGATATACAGCAGGTGGTAAAGCTTTGGTAAATTCTGGAGTAAAAGTATCTTCAGGTGTATCAATAACAAGTTTTTCAAACTTATCTTTTACTGGCGTTACTCTAACTGCTAGAGGAGCTTTGATTTATAATACAACAACTGATGGTGGTACAGGTACTACTGAAGCCGTTGCTGTTTTAGACTTCGGTGGAGACAAAACTGCAACATCGGGAACATTTACAATTCAATTCCCTGCATTCACTACTTCTGCTGCTATTTTAAGAATTAGCTAAAGAGGTTTTAAATGGCTACAGGTTCTCCTTGGGGTGCTAACACATGGGGCAATGGCTCCTGGGGAGAAGCTGGGCTTAATGAAACCGTAACCTTTGAAGGTTGGGGTATTGATTCTTGGGGAAGTGATCCTTGGGGAGAAACCGTTCGTACAACAGATGCTATAGCTACTAATATAGGATCTGTATCAATTAGTATTGATGTACCACAAACAGTAACAGGACAACAATTACAAACAGCTATTGGTGACGAAACAGCAACTGCGGGCGCAGATGTTGATGTTACTGGAATTCAATTAACATCTAATATCGAAAGTGTAACATTCCAAATAACAGGAAGTGTTGAACTCACAGGTCAACAGTTAACAGGAACCGTTGTTACTCCAGACATTGCAGCTGGTGGTAATATTACTGTTAATGCAAGTGAAGATCAATTAGATGTTTTTGTCGGACAAGTAACAGAAACTATTGAAGTAGGACCTATTGTAGATGGTATTGCTGCAACATTAAGTATTAATGGAGTTACTACAACTGCAGACGCTAATATATCTTTAACCGGTATTAGTTTAACTCCAGCAATTGGTGATGAAACAGTCGATTTAAATACTCCTGTAGATGTCACCGGCATAGCTATGACCATGGCTATGGGTGAGGAAGATATTGATGCTGATGCTGATGTAACAGTTACAGGCCAAGCAATGACTTTTAGTGTTGGTTCTGTAGATGCAGTATCTGTTGCAGAGGTTACAGGACAACAATTATCTGCTAATATAGGAAGTGTTACAAACACTGCTGATGCAAATGTAAGTTTAACAGGTATTTCAATGACTTCTAACATTGGAACACCAGCGATTACTGCTTGGCAAGAAATTGATCCAGGCGTATCTAATGTATGGACTGAGGTTGATTTAGCAGCTTAATGATAGTAAAATATTAATCTAATAGGAGAATTTTAAAATGGCATCAAGTTATTCAGATCTAGGTATAGAACTAATGGTAACAGGGGAAAACTCTGGTACATGGGGCGATAAAACAAATACAAATTTAAACTTAATTCAACAAGCAATTGCAGGATATGAAGAAGTTTCTATAGCAGGTGGAGCTCAAACAACTGCTCTTGCAATCACAGACGCAACTCTTTCAAATGGAAGAAATCAAATAATTAAATTAACAGGAACAATTACTGGAAATCAAATTGTTACTATTCCAGATAGTGTTGAAAAATCTTACATCGTTATAAATGGAACTACAGGTTCTTTTACAGTACAATTTAAAACAGTTTCTGGAACTGGTTATACTTTTGGTGCTACAGAAAAAGAAACAAGAATTTTAATATCTGACGGTACTAATATTGTTGATGCAGGATTTTCTTCTACAGCAATATCTGCAGTCGTAGACGATACTACACCTCAATTAGGTGGTGACTTAGATGCCAACGGAAACAACATTTTAATTGATAATGGTAATTCAATTAATGATGAGAATGATAACGAGCAAATTAAATTTGCAACTACTGCTTCTGCTGTAAACGAAATGACTGCAACAAATGCAGCTACAGGAAATGCTCCTGAATTATCAGCAACAGGTGGTGATACAAACGTAGATTTAAATTTAACACCTAAAGGTATTGGAAGAGTAACATTTAATGGTCAAGGTAAAATTCAAAGTGTTGCAGAAAAAGTTACAACTGAAGCAACAGCTGCTACAGGAACTGTAAACTATGATGTTCTTACACAAGCAGTATGGAATTTTACTACAGATGCTTCAGGAAACTGGACTTTAAATATTAGAGGTGATGGATCGAACACATTAAACTCAATTATGGATACGGGTGAGTCAATTACAATAGCTCATATTGTTTCTCAAGGTGGAACAGCTTATTACAACTCAGCAGTACAAATTGATG